ACACCGAGACTGGCATCTGGGTTCCAGAGCTGATCTTTGGCCATCTTCTGACGAGCTCGAATTATGACGATACTCAAGAGCGGATTGTCGGAGGCCGGAACGGCTACGGCGCCAAGCTGACGAATGTGTTTAGCCGGAAGTTTGAGTTGGTCGTGATCAATGATGGTCAGATGTATACCCAGACCTGGGAGAACAACATGTCCGTCTGCCATCCACCGGTTATCAAGAAGAAGGCTGGCAAGGATATGGTCCGGATTACATTCCAGCCGGACTGGTCTCGTTTCGGAACCACCTTTGAAAAGATGAAGTTGGTCCTTGAGAAACGTGTGTACGATGCGGCCGCGTGGACAACCGCCAAGGTGAATGATCTCGAGGCGCAAAACTTTGAAAAGTATGTCCGGATGTATACCGATCTGCCGCTCGTCAAGTACAAGGATGACCGCTGGGAGGTTTACGTTGCGCCAGCCCCGGATGGCTTCCGGCAAGTTTCGTTTGTGAACGGTATCTGTACTACTCAGGGAGGAACACATATCGATCACATCACTGCGACAATCATCGCCGAGGTGAAGAAGTTGGTCAAGGATATTTCACCCCACCAGGTCAAGCAGTCACTTTGGCTATTTGTCAAGTGCACGGCTGTCAATCCCACCTTTTCGAGCCAAGCCAAGACGGAGATGACCAGCCGAAACATCAAGTCGGTTGTATTCCCGCTCAAGTTTATCAAAGACCTGATGGCTAACGGGCTCAAGGAGAGTCTGGAGTCGATTATCCAAGCAAAGGCTATCCGCGAGCTTAAGAAGAATGATGGGGTCAAGCGGGTTCGGTTGACGGGGATTCCCAAGCTGGACGATGCCAACTGGGCAGGAACTGCAAAATCCGATCAGTGCACTCTTATCCTGACCGAAGGAGATTCGGCCAAGACTCTGGCAGTGGCTGGTCTTTCCGTGATTGGGCGAGATCGGTTTGGTGTTTTTCCACTCCGAGGCAAGCTTACTAATGTGCGCGACGCGTCGACAGCCAAGGTGGGTGCAAACGAAGAACTTAACAATCTCAAAAAGATCCTTGGCCTTGCTCATGGCGTAAACTACACAGCCACTAAAACACTGCGATACGGCCGCGTCCTCATCATGACCGATGCAGATCTCGACGGATCTCATATCAAGGGCCTGGTTCTGAATATGTTCCAACACTTCTGGCCTTCGCTCGTCGGACTTGGATATGTCTGCGCAATGGTGACGCCGATTATCAAGGCGGGCTCAACCTGGTTCTTCACCGAGGAGGAGTTCAAGGCGGCTGGTCCGTTTTCGAATGTCAAGTACTACAAGGGACTTGGTACCTCGACGAGTGTCGAGGCCAAGGAGTATTTTCGGCAGATCGACCGCTTGACTGTTCAGTTTGAGCAGGATGAAAAGACAAAAAAGTCGATGACTTTGGCATTTGCCAAGGATCACGCCAACCACCGGAAGCAGTGGCTTCGAGGACATATGGAGAATAAACCACCGAATGTGCCGTACGGCAAGATTAACAAGCTTTCGGTGACGGATTTCATCTATCGGGACATGGCCAACTTTTCAGCCGCAGATATTCACCGGAGCATTCCTCACTTTGCGGATGGTCTGAAGCCGAGTCAGCGGAAGGTGATCTTTTCGTGTCTGAAGAAGAATCTGACGACCGATATGAAGGTGGCGCAGCTGGCGGGCTATGTCGCAGAGCAGACTCAGTATCACCACGGCGAGGCGAGTCTCCAGGGGACAATCGTAAACCTGGCACAGAACTTCATGGGCTCAAACAACCTGCACTTGCTCGAGCCGTCTGGTCAGTTTGGGACTCGGCTGATGGGAGGCAAGGATTCGGCCAGCGCCCGTTACATCTTCACACGCCTGGGCGCACAAACGAGCCGGCTGTTTGACCAGCGAGACAATGCGGTTCTCAAGTATGTGTTTGAGGATGGCGATCAGGTTGAGCCAGAGTTTTACATGCCAGTCTTGCCGATGATTCTGGTCAATGGGGCGGAGGGTATCGGCACGGGCTTCAGTTGTACAGTTCCTCCGTACAATCCTGTGGATATCAAGCGCAATATCCTGCGGATCCTTGAGCAGAAGTTGCCCTACAAGATGAAGCCCTGGTTTCGTGGGTTCAAGGGTGAGATTGTCGCCAAGAATGAGACAACCTGGACGATGAAAGGAGTCTGGAAGAAAGAGGATGATGCGATCCGGGTTACGGAGCTACCACCCGGGCTCTGGACGCAGGATTTCAAGGAGAAGCTCGAAAAGCTGGAGCTCAAGTACGAGAATCATTCTACCGAGACGGATGTCAACTTTTTGGTCTGGGGCGCCGATCCCAAAAAGCTAGGTCTCGAAAAGGCGACCCACACGAGTAATATGTACCTGATGACACACAAGGGTATCAAGAAATACGACACACCGGAGGAGATTCTGATGGACTATGTCGAGATGCGGATCCTGTTCTACAAGCTCCGGAAGAAGCACTTGGTTGCTGATCTCACTCAGCGGACAAGTATTCTCGAGGCCAAGGCTCGATTCGTCGATATGGTCTGTGACGAGAGTATCAAGGTCTTTAGGAAGAGTATGACTGAATTGACGGCCCAGATTGTTGCGAACAAGTTTCCAAAGCTAGACAACAAGTACGACTACCTACTCAGTATCAAGACGTACCAGTACACGACGGAGCACTCGGCCAAGATGAAGGGGGATGCAGCCAAGACGCGCGCAGAGTTGGAAGAGCTGAAGGGGAAGACTGTGGTGCAGCTGTGGCAGAATAATCTGAGTGAGTTGTAGAGATGCCCCTCGAACGAGGACGCGTCGGTACAGGGTCGGTCCTGGCACTGGATGCCGTCGGACCACAAGACACATTTCTTTTGAACGATAACATGGCTGATTCTAAATGGGATCCAACTTATACACAAACAACCAATTTCGCAATTACGCAGCGTTCCATCCCCCTGCCCAGTTCTTCTTGGATCGATCACGAGATTACAATAGAACTTTTCCCCAAAACGTCCGGTGATCTCATCAGCAATTTGCATCTCAAGTGTAGTCTGCCAGCGCTCCCCCCAGGTAATGTCTACACTGACCAGGTAGGCCGAGCCATCTTCCAGCAGGTTGATTTCATGATTGACGGTCAAGTTATTGAATCTTTGAACGACGACTGGTACATTCTTCGCGATCAGCTTTTTATGAATGCGGACGAAAAGAATGCAATGGTAAAGGCTGTTAATGGAGGTTACGCCGAAGGGACTCTTTCACAGCTGGCTCAGACACCCCAGGTTGATATGATCATCCCGCTCGACTTTTTCTTCTGCCGAAGACATTCTCGATACAAGAAGCAGCGAGAGCGTCTGGACCAGCCGTACTTTCCTATGTGTGCGATTTATAACCAGCGCGTCTACATCAAGATTAAGTTTCAGAAGTGGAACTGGTTTTCGAATTCTATTGCTGAGGTTCGATCAGGGGTCGTCAATCTGACATCACCGGTTGTCCTTGATAATTTGATGAAGACGACTCTGACTGTTAGCCCGGTCTCAAAATTTCTACCCGGTATGTATATTTCAGGATTGCCCATCTTTGGGAGCAGGCTTTTGATTAATACGGTAGATACCACAAACAACACAGTCACAGTTACTTCCACGGTATCAGTCTCGCCCGTCTTTTATCCATTGACGGTTGGGTTCCCACAGGTGAACAAGGCTTTGACGATTCCAAGTTCGACTATATTCGCCGGCACGACAAGTACATTCTCACTCAATGACACGACCGGTATATACACCGGAATGGTCATGTCCGGTGTGTCGGACTATTCGAAAAACATGTACTTTATCGGGAAAGTGTTTGTGACCAGCACGACAGTAAATACAGTAACAGTCGAGTACAGTTACCAGGAACCGCGTTTGAGCAATCGTAGCGGACCTATCACAACAAGTGCAAATGTGAATTCTAATGCAACCGCAAATACAACTCTTACTGTTCCGTTTACAAATCCGAATGTTCTGGCTGGAACGGCCGCTACTACATCACTTATATCGGGAACAATGTATGTTACCAGTTCTGACGCGAATTCTATTACATTTTCGATCAATTCCCAGTCAATACCTTTTATTCCAGCCGGTACTGTATTCAATGTCACCGCATTCATGCAAGTCCAGTTTATTGACGCAGACCAGAGATCATTCAATCAGAACTTCTCAGGGCCAATTCCTGCCGGTAATTCTTATACATTTATACCAACAGCTTCATTCAGTTCACGCATTCGTAATAAAATGACTGTGCGTGGTTTACCTGGTGTAACTGGAACAGCGACAGTTGAAGACGCAGAAATGATCATATCAAAAGTAGAGTCTACACTTGATTATAGACCGGCCGAACTCGTTTCGTCAAATTTAATAGTTAATGGATCGAACATAAACGCAAGTAATTTTGTATATTCTAATCTGGTCGTCGGAACATCCAACCTGACGATATGTTCTAATGTTAATGCAGTAATAAATGCCGTTATTGACGAATCAAATCTTATAGTTGATGGTTCTAATGTGGCAATATCGAATGTAGTTGTAAGCGGTTCGAATGTAGTTGTAAACGGTTCGAATGTCACGTCTTCTAAATTATTTATATCGTCTATTACTGATCTGAATTTTAGTCTGTCAAATGTCGTCGCGTCTAACGTGATAAGAGTCTCATTTCCAAGTCAGACACCGAATACAAGCTCGTGGAATTTTCCAGTCACGGTCGCTAACCAGACTGATTTTATAGAAACACCAGAGTTGATCATAGAGGAGATTCAGTTGACTGAGGAGGAGCGCCAGTACGTCCGAACAACACAACGGCGTATTATAGTGAACCGCGCCGTGAAAAAACCACCACTCTTTCTTGATCAGGGTACGAGTGGTCAGATTACGATCGGTATCGGGGCCAGTTTTCCAGTGACATTTATGGCTTGGTTTATTCGTCGGACAGATTTCGAGACGTCACCCCGTTACGTCGACTCGAGGTATTCATATGGCTACACGACAAAGTACATCAATGCAGCCACACCAATCACATTCTTCAACGGTGTCAAGCTCAATTATATAGACCTGATTAACAATGCCCAGATTACACTGAGCGGCAACGACATTTTGAACAATATTGCAGGTGGCCTCTATTTTACGATGAAACAGCCTTTTGACCACTCACTTTCAGTTCCGACAAAGAGTATCTACGTGTATGCCTTTGGTCTTAATCCAAAGGAGTACAATCAGGGGGGGTTTTTAGATTTTTCGCCTCTTAACGCAGCGACAACAACGCTTTCGCTTGAATTTAATCCGGACTATGCGAGCGAAATATCCAAGTCCTTTTCTTTGTACGTATTCTACTACGGATATACAATCATCGAAATTAAAGATGGATTTGGGCGTCTGGTTTTTGTTTAATAGGACTTTGCTTCACGAGGTATTCAATTATGCCGTTGGTGATGCACCACCGAATAAAATTCAGCTGTGCGACCGTCGTCGTCAGTTCCTCGCCGGTGGGGAGCTTGTATTGGATACGCTCTGTACGGCAGAAAGGATCGAACAACTTCTTAGAATAACCATCGAGAGAAGATTTGTACGCCACATGGACTGTAAAACTCTTTCCACTTGGCGTTGTATATGTAAGATTCTTGTTCTTGGAATAGTTTGTCACAAACCATTCCAAGTTTCGAAGTGAAACACCCTTTCTATGCTGAAGGATGTCTACCAGATGTTCTGCATTCGCATCTTCTGAGAAATAACGGTCGAGCGAATTGAGAAGCAGATCGGACTTGCTCATGTTATATTGTAATAGCGCGCAACTTTTAAATATCTATTCGCAGTCGTGCCGGTGTGGCTCGTTTCTGACAGGCTGCACAGTCTGCGGAGAATAACGTGCCCGGATGATCGTGGGCGGTTGCCGCAATCTGAACAGACGAAACCTGTCGCCTGATTGCCGGCTTTTGATCCTGATGGTGTTTGCAATAGCCAGACTCACCATGAGACTTCATCTTACATCTCTGCTTTTTGCAAGTCAAACCGAGACAAGTATTAGACGGAGCCACCTTGAGAGTCGACGTGTCGCGCAAGAGCTGCTTCATCGAGACGTCATACGTCTTGGATATGTGCTCCAGAACCTTATTCAGCCGTTCGGCAACTCTCTTCTCAACCTCCTCCTCAATGAGTTGGGCTATCTGAGCCTCCATTCCTTGTATATTGAGAGTACTTATCTTTTAAGAGCGTATATTTGGTCTGGAACAACTCGTCGTTGAAACCATCGCATCTCTGAGCCGAAAAGGCCAGATGACTCACGACAAACGACATGTCGATGTAGTGGATTCCGGCCGAACTCAGAAACTCTTCGTCATTGTGACCTGGAACCTTCTGGAACAGAGCCAAGTCTTGGCCGAGCACGGCGAAAAAGTTGATATTCATCATCTCGGGTGGATCGAGGACATAGTGATTCGCCTTTCGGGAGAAATCCAGAAAAGCCTCAAAGTTTGTAATGAAAAACTGGTGAAGATATTCACAGACGGTCGTGTTTGTCCAGAGAGCCGACAGAACATCATCCGTAAATTCCTTTGGATCCAGAAATCCATACATACGCTGGGCAAATGCACAGACTCGGTTGTTGATAATTGACGGGAATGCTAGAGGATAGTTGACCATCTGACGCTTACGCTCAATGAATGCATCAAACTGCTCGACGTCAATGAATGCAATGTCGTCGTCCGCCTTGACGATGACATCCATCGGGTCATACTTGTCAGGCGTGTAGTACTGGTAGTACTCATCCCAGTTCGCCTTATTCTCAGGACTAAACAGCTGAGCCTTTTCAGGAATGTTCTTCAAAAGCCACGGCTCGTCGACAATCTCATCCTTTGTATAATTCCAGATGTGAAACTCGTCAACCGAACCCCGATCGACCAGTTCCTTGACCCAGTAAAACAGGAGCTTCAGGTTACCTCGACGACCTGCGAATGTCGTGAAGATGACGCGACCCATTGATATAAAAGAGTCTCTGCTCTTTAATATAAGATGTACAGGATTCTGGATCGTCTGTACCTGAGCGATTTCGAAGACGCGATGAATGCCCCAGAAGGAATGTTTATTGTAAACTGCACGAAAAATTTGCCGATGGTTGGCAGAGGGATTCGTCTACCAGTCAATGATGATCTTTCACCTGCAGCTATGAGAGGTATGAGGGCATATCTGCCCAGGGTCATTTCAGCCATTGATAGTGTTCGTACCAGTGGCGGAAGTGTCCTCGTCCATTGTCGCGCAGGAATGCAACGTAGTCCGGCTGTTATTGCCGCCTACCTGATGCATACACAGGGTATGGGACGGGATGAGGCTATCCAGTTTATTCGCAACCGTAAACCCGATGCATTTTTAACAGGAGTCAATTTCAAGTCAGCCCTCTAGTTAGAGTTGCGCTTCAGCTGCTTGAAGACAGCCAGGGCTGCCAGAGCACCCAGAATCTGGGCCAGGGCATACTGAGGCAGATCACCCATTGGCAGATCACCCTTTGCGACCATGGCGATCGAGACGGCCGGGTTCAGGTGGCCGCCGGAGATACCACCGGTAATGGTGATGGCGGCCAGGAAGCCTGCCGCGATAAACATGGGGTTTCCTGTGAGCAGGATGGCAATCAGCAGGATGAAGGTGCCCAGGAACTCGGCAATCAGCTTGGAAGACATTTACCATTAGTAAACATTTAAAAGATGTACACCGAACATGACGACAAAGATACCAGCCAATTGACGGGCTGTTATAGCCTGACGAAGCAAAAGGTAGCTGAACAGGGCGACGAATAAAGGAGTCGACGATATAGTCGAACTGACAACCGGGGCACTATTTGAACTGAGAATTCTATAATAGAGAATATTGCCGATAAACGATGCAAAAACACCAGCCAAAAGAATCAACGACAATCGACGGTTGACATTTGAAAAATCTCCACTGATAGTCTTCCAATTGAAAGCGAGATATCCCAACAGGAACATCGTGTGTATGAGAGTTATACTAACAAACGCTGTCTCGGGTTTTACCGATCCGAGAGAGTGTTTTTGGGCGACGACAGTCAAGGCCCAGAGAGCAGCTACTGGAAGACCCTCCATATACTACTTGGGTTTAAAAAAATCCGAAATCTTTCTGACTGGTTTTTCAAAAATAACCTTGTCCGGATTGGGTCCGACCAGTGGTTCAAGTAGATCGCTGACCGGGTTCCTGAGTTGATTCTCAAAATAGTAGGTATAGTCGAGCTTGAGGTCTTTTTCGCGCGCCCATACTGGATCCTCGGCCCGTTCAAACATCTTGGCATTTTTGGGGCCCTGAACAATCACAAATGGGACTCGATCACCTTGTTGCGGCTCAGATCCCGGGGCTCGTTGACGCATCTTGTCGACGACCGCGACGTGTGGCAGAGATTTACTCTTGTAATCGCCACCGAGCTGCTTACTCATCATCAATTTCTCCATAGGAACATCACCACTCTTCAAAAGCTTTGCGGCCGCTCGGGCTCGTTCAATGGCTGGTAGAGGGTCGCTCGAGTCGAGGACGAGTCCGAGAATTTCTTTGCACACTTCTCGTACGTAAGGGCAATTATCTCGGCGCACGACCTGTAAGCCCTTGATATCAACTTTTTGAAACTTAACCTCATCATTTTCTTTGATCCACATTTTTGCGGCATACCTCTTCTTCGAGTACAAAAAGTAAGGGCAGTAAACCTTTTCGAGCTCCAAATTGTTTGGCGCCTTGAAGAGCCGCGTGCACTGCTCGGCCGCCTGCTCACCCTGCTCCCACGAGTACTCGAGAGCCTCCTGGCCTGTTCGCCCTTGGACATCAAACTCGACCATAACTGAGTCAGTATTCTTCACGATCATCTGGCCGATGCCGGCTTGGAATGTTCCAGCTTCAGTCTCTAGATCGTATACGTATCCATCCCACGTATCATGGAGTACCTCAATCTTCTTGACAGCCTCTGAATCTTTTCGAAATGAAGAACTGGTCCATGTCAGACGGAATATATTCGGTTTATCAGTTCTAGTATTGATCGATACATTGAACTTCATGTACCGAAGTAGCATGTAATACCATTGTGCAGTGATTTGGTTTTTTGTGTCTATGCGGTGACACCCACCCACTTCATTATCCTTGCGACATCCATCAGAAGCCCATAGGCCTTCTAGAAAGGAATCTGCTACTGGGCCAAAAACACAAAGTGGAACTTTTTTAGACTGCCCATCATAACATGCTTCTCTGTACTTGTTAACTAGGTCGATAACCGAACCACCCCGAGGTGACAGTTTGTACACACCCGAACTGGCAAGTGTTTCCATAATAACAAAAGAATACTCTGGGTGAATCTTAGCACAATAAGACTGGCATTTTTCAAGGAGTTTGCGATCTTTATTATTTATAGCCCATGTTGCTTTTCGACCCGAAGGACAGTCATAAATTCCACATGACCCATCTCCTACAAACATCCCAAAAATGAAAGCCTCCTCATCCGAACACACTCTATTGCTTTCAAGATATTCCGGGAAAGAGTGATAGAGCTTCTGACCAACTTGTACATCCTTTGGTTTCAGTAATGAACAATCTCGACTGTTCAAGAGTGAGTGATCTTCAGTGACATCCACCAACCCCGTATGAGTTAGAACTCGGTAAATTTTCTTCTGACATTTGTGACGGATAACGCGCTTAATAGGCTGCCATCGATCGTGTGTCCAGCTTTCAAAGCCTTCAAGATTGCACATTTCTTTGTTTGTTCCGTCCTTCATAAACCCAGGATATTCAACCCAATTCTGAGCGAGCGACTCGATAGTCCGGATGTTTAGGCCATCTGGTCCTCGCACTAAAACTGGGGTACCGGGCATTACAGAGTCGCCGTACCTCACATTTGCACCGGGGAAGTTGGCCTCGACGTAATTCTTCGTCTCTTCGATCATTTGACGACCACGCATGGTAACGGTCGAGGCGATTGCGACCAGAGGTAGAATTCCTTTGGAAGCACCAGTGAACCCATAGACTGAATTCATCGATATTTTGTACGCGAGCTGTTGGCCGTTGTACACATTCGCCAGATTCGTACCCTTGGTGGCTGCCATATTCTTCTTCGCCTTTTTGCGAAACTCCTTGAGCTCTGTAAGAATAGCCGGAAGGAGTGACGGGACATTCTGTGCGAATCGGTGCTGACCAAACTGCTCGTATTGAACACCGGGTAGATTATCATACGTCGGATCCATGACCATCGTCGAATAGCACAGATTATGTGCGCACATGATGCTCGGATACAAGCCTTCAAAGTCGAGCGCAGTGATTGGGCCGTAGTACGCGCCAGTCTGCGCTTCGAGAACAGTCGCCCCTTGGTATTGTTCTGTCGGAAGATTATCGTTTCGGAATGTCGGAATCATAAAGTTGAGCTCGCGGGCTTTTTGAGCCATCTGGCTAAACACCTTGATTTGTTGGCCACGCTCAGACAAAAACGAGAGCGGAACCCAGGTCGCCTTGGCCATCTCGAGCAAATTCTCAACCGTGCACAGCTTCTTCATGAGCTTGAGTGGAAGATCAGTATCCTTGATACAATAAGCAGCCACCTCACCGAGCTCGTCCGGATCTCCGTCGCGATATCGCCGAAAAATCTCCTTGACCGGCATGTCATTCTTCTGATCCTTGAGGAAATGCAACGAAACGTTGTTCAGAGAGTACGATTCGAGCTTGTGCTCGCGCTTGACATCCTGAAAGAGATCGAAAACATATCTTCCGACCATCGGAACCATCTTCAGATTGTTTGTACCGAGAGCATTCGAAGAGAGCTTCTTTTCGACGAGCCCGACCGATACATTCTTGAGCCGCGTCCAAAAGCAAGCCTCGACGGGCATATCTGGCAAGAGGCGGATCCGTCTCATGAGAAAGTCTAAATCAAATCCGAAAATATTATAGCCAGTAATGATGTCTGGATCAATACGTACAAGATACATGGCAAAAGCCTTGAGGAGTTCCTGTTCTGTTCGGAACCATTCGATATCGTCCGATCGAGTCTCCTTAAGGCAGAAACACTTGCGGTCGAGCACACCGGTCTTACCATAAACCTCGGTAGTAAGTCCAATCTGAAAGACGACATTCTCTGGATGATCCGGATCTGGAAATCCTCCATCGTGCGAATAAGCCTCGATATCAAAGGAGCAAATGCGCAGTGGTGCAATGTCGTCGCGGTCAACAGGGTGAATCGTCCGCCAGTCTGTACAAAAGAGATCAATGTCGCAGGTTGAAATATAATCAGCCTCACAAGCATCCCCACTGTCAAGCCAGCCAGTAGATTTAATACCGCTCCGATGCATAAATCTGAGAACAGGATCGATATTAGACTCGTACTTGTTCTTGTTGATTCGGCGCTCGTACTGCCGCATTTCGCCAAGGGTCTGAAATGAAATCTTGATGAAAATCTCACTCTTGTTGTTTGTGAATCCCCACAAATCCTTGGCCCGAACGGGAACTGCCGAGACGGCTCCATCCTTGACAAAGAAAGAACATGACCGAGATGATTTGACGAAAAAGTACGGCTGGACTCGCGTCGACAAGCATACAGACTTGCCATCTTCGGCACGGCCAAAAATACGGACCGTATATGATCCTTTGTAATCTTTACCGTCCCACGCCACAGCCTGGAAGACCACCATACTATTATATGGCTGCAATGTTTTAAACCATTTTGAGTTAGAGAATGAAACCCCTAACTGAACATGCTTGCGGTTTTATATTTTTCTTTCAAAGAGCACAAAGTCCTAATTAATAGTTATGATGCGTTATTTAGGCATCTCCGGTCGATCCAAAACCACCGTCGCCACGATGAGTTTCTGGAACATAAGGCACTTCGACCACATCGGCTGACGTGTAATTCTCCAGGATCAACTGTGCAATCCGATATCCCGGACGAATCATGAAAGCGCGCCGCAGATCCGTATTCACCAGAACCACCTTAATCTCACCCGTATAATCTGGATCCACAACTCCAGCCAGGACATCGATGCCGTGCTTCACGGCAAGACCGCTACGAGGAGCGATCCGACCATAGGTCCCACTGGGCAGCTCAACCGCCACCCCGGTAGTAACGACGACGCGGTGTCCGGGCATAATAATGAAACCATCCGTCGAGTAAAGATCATAGCCAGCAGCACCGGGAGTGCCGCGCGCAGGTAGAACAGCATTTGGAACCAGCCGCTTGACATTGAGAGTGGCCATTGTAATATATTAATGTTGATATTCTTTAAGTTACTATGGCAGTTGGTGTAATTATATTACTTGTAATTTTAGGAGGTGTTTTTGGTGGAATAGTGATTCCATTTATACCAGAATGTTTTAAGAAGCGCGGCGGGACGGATACTGAACGTCAAATATAATATACATATGTGTATCGGGTGTCATTCCCTTGTTACGGATCTCATATCGAAGTCGTGGATCGATGATTCCAAAGTAGGCTGTGTCGATGTTCATCTCGCCACCAAAGTGTGGGATGGTGATAGTCGCCCCGTGGACCGAATCATCGAAAGAAATCTTGGTCGTGAATATGAGATGATTTCCTTCGCGCTGGAAAAATTGATGATGCTTCACGTTGATAACTACGATGAGGTTACCAGGTATATCTCCTTGTTTCCGTGGTTGCTCACCCTTGCCGCTCACCAATATGTGTTCGCCAGTCTGGACCCCCTTTGAGATTGTAAACTGGATAATATCGGATTGATCGATCACCTGCTTGAAATTACAGGCTGGACACCCCTTTGACATGACACCGATGGCATCACACATCGGACATTGCTTCTGCATACCAAAAGGCCCCATCTGTATGACATTAAACCCTTGACCCTGGCAGTGCTGGCACTTTTGCTGACATGAATAGCACGGGTGATCCAGATTAATCTTCAGTTTCTTGGTGACACCCTTGAATGCATCGTCGAGTGTTATCGTGATGACGTGTTGAATGTCGTTGCACTTTTTAGGACCACTTGTTTGAACCTGGCCAAACATATTCTTGAAAAAGTCGCTCATGTCCGGCATTTGGCCACCACCCATCTGTGGCCCTTCTGCATTTCCAAACTGGTCGTAGTTGGCTTTTTTCTGCTCGTCCGAGAGAATCTCATAGGCGGCTGAAATCTCCTTAAACTTTTCCTGGTCGCCACCCTTGTCGGGGTGGTGCTTTACTGCGAGTTTTCGGTAGGCTTTTTTAATGTCTTCCGGAGACGCGGTTCTGTCCAGACCCAAGATACTGTACGGGTCCATTATTGTATTAGCAAGTTTGTCTTTTAGATATAATAACGTATACGGGTCGTAAATGGGATGCCGTTAAAATTGGTCGACGCGGCCGTTGTGTAAGCGCCCATCCGCTCAAACACCGTCCAGTCGTTCACTTCGAGATCTGGCAAATCGACCGATGCAATAATCTCATCGAGGCCGTCGCAGGTTGAGCCAAAGACTCGGCTTTTCTTGAGAGGCCCAGTGTTGAACGTCTTGATTTCGGGTTTTGCATGATCGTACACTATACAATTGAAAGATCCGTACAAAGAATCTGAAATGTAGTATTGAATCTCGTCTCGGGTCACCTTCTTGCCGATGACCGGCGAGACGAGTGTGCCGACGTGTTCGGCAAAGTATCGCCCGGGCTCGGCGATGATTGTCAGGCCCTCTAGTCCCTCGATGGCTTCCTGAATGTCTGAAACAGGCAACTCACCGTACGTAAACCCACCCCCTATGTCCAATATTTCGAGTTTTCTATCCTTTACTATGACCATAGCCTCACGAATCGCGCGCTTATAAGCGGTTGGATCGCGGGCACCGGAGCCGACGTGGAACGATATGCCGACCAGTTTGTCTCCGGCTTTTTGAATGATTTCAGCACAGTCCTCAAGTTCGGCGCCGTACTTGTTGGACAGTACACACTTTGCAGTTGGGTCACTGGCCTTGATACGGAGAATAAGCTCCATGTCCGGACAGTGACGCTGAATCTTTTCCAGCTCCCCAATCGAATCCAGAGTCGTCCTCATGACTCCGAGATTGTGAGCGTACTGGATATCAAAAATTCTCTTCACAGGATTTGCATAAATGATATTGGATGGGTGTACACCACACGAAAGAACGAGATCGATCTCTCCAGGTGATGCACAGTCAAAACCGGCACCAAGGCTTGCCAGCCGTTCGACAATGTGTCTGTCGGGGTTGCACTTGACCGCATAGAATGGACGGATGGTCGGGAAAGCCCGCGTCCATTCTTCATACGCTGTATTAAGGTGATTCAAATTCATAATGTAAAAAGAGTCTTCAGGTTTTTTTGAAAGCAAGAACTGGGATACCCAGTTCAGGCCGACCATCGAGTTGTACTTGTCCTGAGGAAAAAAACTTTAAGCAATAAGGTTAAAGATCGTGTGGTCCGAAAACACGCCAAAGCGTCTGCGTCTGGTTAGAACAAGGGTCATAAAGACACGAGTCCCTGGATAAGTAGGAAAAATGGACCGTATCTTTCTGCTCGATCGTTCTGGATCTATGGAGTCGTGTCTGGCTGACACTATCGGTGGGTACAACTCATTCGTGCACTCACAGAAGGCTCTGGGTGGTACGATGGCCCTGTATTACTTCGATCATGAGTTTACACCGATGTACACCAAGACACCGATTGAGGATGTTAAGGATATTACGACCGAGACGTACGTCCCGCGAGGCGGAACGGCTCTTTTGGACGCAATCGGCAAGCTGATCAAGGAGGAGGAGAAGGATGGTCAGAAGAAGATGATTATCATTCTGACCGATGGCGAAGAGAATTCATCGCGTATTTACACCAAGCCACACGTCAAGGATCTGATCGAGGCCAAGGAAAAGGATGGTTGGCAGGTGATTTATCTGGGTGCAAACCAGGACGCCTTTGCAGAGGCTCAGGCGATGGGTATTCGCCCCGGATGCACTATGAATTACGATGTGAACAAGACGCCACAACTGTTTGCGACGATCAGTGCAGCCGTAACTCAGGCTTCACAGTCGGGTACTCCGCTCGAGTTTTAAGCGGGCCTGTCCGGAGACTTTCGCCTCCGTTTAAAATCATGACAAGTAATAGTAAATGAATTTCGGCGGAGGATCTCCAATAACAATGTCTAGCCATTCTGGAACCAAAAAAGAAAAGATTTATCGTGATGCACTCAAAGATATGACTTCTCAAGTACTAATCCCATCACCACTGAGTGTAATGTTTCCCCGTGATGTCAATGCCCCTCAATCAGGCCCTTTATCGGGTGGTTCTATGTTTGGAAAACCTGCTGCGAGTTCTCCGATGACCGGAACGCCAGGACCAGCTCCTTTATCGGGTGGTTCTATGTTTGGAAAACCTGCTGCGAGTTCTCCGATGGCCGGAAAACCTGCGACGAGTTCTCCGATGGCTGGAAAGCCAGCACCAGCTCCTTTATCGGGTGGTTCTATGTTTGGAAAACCTGCTGCGAGTTCTCCGATGACCGGAAAACCTGCTGCGAGTTCTCC